ATGAGAGCCTTGAATGACAATATCTACGGTATGAACAATAACCGTTTGATCGTTAATGATAGTTTAACCAATTTATCAGATATTTTAACTAATCGTCCGAACATGGTTGTACGTGTTAAAGGTTCTCCTAATGAGGCTGTACAAACAATGCCTGTACAATCAATAGGCGATACAGCATACCCATTAATTGAGTATTACGACTCTCTTAAGGAGGCTAGAACGGGTGTAAGCAAAGTTTCTCAAGGTTTAGATCCTAACGCTTTAAACTCAAGAACGGCATCTGGCGTAAATTCTGTTTTGACCCAAGCACAATCAAGGATGGAATTTTTTGCTAGAACTTTTGCTAATACAGGTATAGCGGATTTAGGTAAAAAACTATTAGAGGTTGTCGTAAAACACCAAGATAAAGAAGATGTTGTAAGAGTAAACGGCAAGTTTATTCCTTTCAAACCTTATGAATGGAGAGATCGTTGCGATCTAACAATACAATCTGGTCTTGGTTCAGGTAGTCGAGATCAACAAATGGTCGTTCTCAATAATATTTTAGAGAGACAGATACAAGCATTGCAGCTCCAAGGCAATCCTTCAGCCCCAATCGTAAACCTTAAGAAGATACACACGACATTAAAACGAATGATAGAGAGTGCAGGTTTACATGATGTCGGTCAGTTCTTTATTGATCCTGATCAAGGCGAACAACAAATGCCTGAAGAAGAGCCTAAAGAGCCTACAGAATTTGAAAAAGTATCTATGGCTCAAATACAAGGTGAGATGGATCGTAAACGCATGGATCTAGAAGTTAAAGAAAAACAAATGGAACTTGATCATAAAAAAGCATTGTATGATCTAGAACTTAAAGCTAGAGAAATGGAACTCAAATATTCAGCACAAGTAGACCAAGAGCAAATCAAAAGAGATACAAAAATGTCTACTGAGGCAATGAAATTAAAGGGTGCATTAGATAGACAGGCAATGACTAACCCTCCTCCACCTACACCAATGCCTGCTAATGCCCCTTTACCAGCTCAAGATGTTTACAATGCAGACATACAAGAGATGCCCCTTCCTCCTAATCCAGGTATAATTAATGAGTGATGAAACAATACTTCTTGATGAAGAAGTTAAGGGCGTAAGGGCAAAAGAGATTATAGAAAACGAAACATTTAAACAGGCAATTAAAAATTTAAAAGATACCTATTTAAATGAAATGATAAAAACAAACATACAAGAAGATGAGGCTCGTAAATATTTATGGATGTCTTATCACAACATTGATAAAATTGTTGCACAACTAGAGCAAGTGATGACTACAGGAGCACTTGCCCGTGAGCAAATTAAAAAAATCAAAACATATTCGTAAGGACAAGGCATAGCCATCTTTACAATCCATTAAACAATTATGTTTTATGGCACTAAAAAGGAGTATCTGTTATGGAAAATGACGGATCATTACAAACTGCTACTGAAAGCATCGTAGGTTTATTGCAACAATCCGATGGCGGATTGACAAGTCTTAATGACGATGTGAAAACAGAGCAAAAAGTTGTTCAAGAAACTCAATCTGACCAAGTTGAAACTCAGGAGGTAGATCAAGTTCAAGAGCCTGTGGAGAGTATCCCAGCCGATGAAAATTTACCTGATGAAGATCAAGTTGTAGAAGATGAAGTTGCCGATGAACAAACTGAAACCATTGACCAACAACTTCAAGAAGAATTATATGAAGTTAAAGTTCAAGGCGATACCTACCAAGTAGATCGCAATGAGTTGATTAACGGTTATCAAAGGCAACAAGACTACACAAGAAAAACGGAAAGTTTAGCAATTGAAAAGCAACAAGCTAATGAGGACTATGAAAGACAAAATAAAGTTTTTCAAGAACGCATTAGTGAGGCAGAAAAATTGACTGATCTTGCAAGAAAACAACTAGGCTTAGATGCAAAAGGATTAGACGACATAATGTTGAATGATCCTGTAGAAGGCACTAGACGCAAACACGAACTAGAAATGAGAGCGAGAGCACTTGGAGAGCAACAAAGAGCGATCAATGCAGCTCAACAACAAGACCGTATCAAGTTTCAAAAAGAGCAAGAACGGAAAGTCAGATTAGAAATACCTGAGATGGCTGACCCTGTAAAGCGTCCGAAGTTCGTACAAGATATGCGTACTTATCTAGATAGGATGGGTTTCAGAGACGAAGAAATAAACGGAGTTTCTGATAGTCGTTATTTCAAATTAATACATGATGGTATGAAATGGAATAATCTACAAAGACAAAAACCAAACATAACTAGAAAAGTTGCTAATGCCCCTAAAGTTATCAAAGGCGGAGTTGTCAATACAAAATCAGTTAGAAATGCTAAAATGCAAAATGATCGTATGGCTAAATTAAAAAAGTCAGGATCAATTGATGATGCTGCTGAATTACTAAAGGATCTGTTTAAATAACTTAACCAATAAACAATAAGGAGAAAACAGATGGCAATAGTCACTAATGCTTATCCTTCATATGATACTACTGGTAAAACGCTAAAGGAACAACTTGCGGACACTATTTCAAATATTAGTCCGTACGAAACTCCATTTATGAGTGCTATCAAAAAGGAAAAAGCAAAATCAACAAAAGTAGAATGGCTTAAGGACACTTTAACAAGTCCTTCAACTTCAAACGCACAACTAGAAGGTGAAACATATGCTGCAACGGCTGTAGCGGATGTAACACGTTTAGACAACATGGCTCAAATATCAGCTAAGAATTTTGCGATTACATCCACGCAGGATGCTGTCGATAATTCTGGAATGCAAACGTATTCCGCCTACGAATTAGCAAAGCAGTCGAAATCGCTTAAGACGGATATGGAAACAGCAATGTTCCAAAACGGTGCTAAAGTAGTTGGTAGTGCAACGGCAGCGAGAAAACTTGCAGGTATTAAGTCTTGGATTGGGACTAACTCTTCAAGAGCCTCAAACGGTGCAGACCCAACGGCTTTACTAGGTGCACACGCTCCTACTAACGGAACTCAAAGAGCCTTAACAGAAGATATGCTTAAAAGCGTAGTTAAAGGAGTTTGGGAATCGGGCGGGAAAGCGTCATCTATATACGTGGGATCATTTAATAAACAAAAGATCAGTTCATCGTTTACAGGTGGTGCTCAAAAGCAAGTTCAAGTAGATACAAAAACAATTATAGGTGCAGTCGATACTTACATAAGTGATTTCGGCACTTTAAATGTTATACCTGCTAGACATCAAGCTGCTCGTGATTGTTGGATTTTAGACCACGACTTATGGTCTATGGCAACATTAAGAGACTACAAAGTAGATGAGTTAGCCAAAACAGGCGATGCAAAGCATTACTTACTTACTACTGAGTATACTCTTTGTTCAAAGAATGAGGCTGGAAACGGTGTCATTGCTGACCTTACAACTTCGTAAGATCAATAATATTGTGGGAGGGCATTTTGCCCTCCTGCATCTTTCAAGGAAATTTTATGGAATATAGAGATTTAACAACACAAAAAGTTTCACTATCTACGACATCAGCACAATCTTCAGCGATAAGTGACTCCGTGTATAAAATTAGATTAATTGCTACTGCAAACGTACATTTTAAAATTGGTGTTAATCCTACTGCTACAGACTCAGATGCTTATCTGACTTCAGGCGACTTTATTTATGTTGGTATTAGTCCAGGTGAAAAAGTTGCAATTAGAACTGTAACAGGCGGAGGCAACGCCTTTATAACTCAATTATCACAATAAGGAAAAAACATGGCAATAGGCGGATACCCTACAGCGTTTATATTTAAAAATACAACGACTGTAACAGTTGGTGCAACTTCTCAGCAATCTTCAGCATTAACTAATAAAACTTTACATTATAGAATTATATCTTCTTGTGACGCACACATTGAAATAGGAGAAAATCCTACTGCAACAACTGGATCAGCGATGATCCCTGCATACACAATTGAGTACATAGTCGTACCTGAAGGACAAAAAATAGCATTTTTAAGATTTGCTACGCAAACGGGAACTGCTTACATAACTGAGTGCACTAGATAATGTTAGGCGGAAGAGCAACTCAAAGAAAAAGTATTAGATCGCCAGCTCGTTATCGAGGAAGAAGGACAGACGTAGGCGGATGGAATATGTTAGGCGATGATGGATCAGGCGGATCTTTTTCAATCAATATTGCAGAAACTAACGACAACATTTTACTGACTGAAGGTAGAAGTTATCAATTAGATACTTCAGAGCCTATTTCACCTAATGGCTAAAAAAAGTAAAACATTTACACCTCACGAACGTATTTTAAAAAGAACTTCAATAGGAAACCCTAAAAAAACTAAATTAAAAACATCTTCAATGAATAAACATAAAAGATTAAGCAAAGGATTATAGAATGGCAGATAAAAAAATTTCAGAAATGACAGCGATGGTTGCGGCTCAGATCGCAAATGATGATGATATTGTTATTTCAGATACTTCAGCACAACATACAAAACGTGCCCCTATCTCAGAACTAGCGACCTTCTTTGGTGTAAATACTGAGGGTATTCAAGATACGGTTGCGGCAATGTTTACTGGTGGAACTATGACGGGATTAAGTGCTACCTATGATGATCCTAACGGAGTTATGAATTTCAGTTTAGCAGGCGGTGTTACAACTGCTGAAATTGGTCATCTTAACGGAGTTACTTCAGACATCCAAACTCAATTAGATTTAAAATCTCCTCTTGCCTCACCTACATTTACAGGAAATCCAGTTGCCCCTACTCAAGCTGCAAACAATAGTTCTACACGAATAGCCACTACAGAATATGTTCAATCGGAAATTATTGGTGTCGCAAGTGATACAATGGCGTTTACCAATAAGAGTGGAAATATATCACAATGGACTAATGATAGTTCCTATATAACTTCATCATCAACATCAACTCTTACAAATAAATCTGGTTCTATATCGCAATGGACTAATAATAGTGGTTATATTACTGGTTCAAGCACCGATACATTAACCAACAAAACTATTTCTGGGTCTGACAACACTATAAGCAACCTAACATATTCAGCTATATCTGGTTTTGTTGATGAAGATATTTCTAGTGTATCTGGTTCACATAATACAGTTGCTAGTGCAAAAGCAACCAAGACTTATGTTGACGCACAAATATCTGGCATAGATACTATTGCAGAGGCAGGTGATACTGATATTACGTCAGCATCAGCAGGACAAATTTTAGTGCATGATGGCTCTAATAGTTTTGATAACAAGACTGCAAGTGTAACTTTAACTGGTGCGGTAACTGGTACTGCCAACATGAATTCAACTGGTGCAGTAAGTGTAGCAACAACGATACCAAATAATACTGTAACTATTAATGGTCAAGCAGTTGCATTAGGTGGTTCAGCTACCATACCATCTGTATTGCAATCTGGTGGCACATTTACAGGCGAACTACACCTTAACGATAATGTTAAATTATCATTAGGTGGTGCAAGTGGTAGTGGCGATTTAGAGATTTTTCACGATACTGCTGATAGTGTTATTAAAGATGGTGGTACTGGTGCTTTAGAAATTAGAGCAACAGATTTCAGACTAAATAATAGTGCTAACAGTAAAAACATGATTAAGGCTTATGATGGTGATAGAGTAGAACTTTTTTACGATAATAATAAACGTGTGGAAACTAGTAATGCAGGTATAACTGTTACTGGTGGAATTTCTCTTACTGGCACAGTAGATGGTAGAGATGTTGCAACTGATGGCACAAAACTCGATGGCATTTCTAGTGGTGCAGAGGTTAATGTTCAAGCAAACTGGACAGAGTCATCTAATACGTCTGATGCTTTTATTCAAAACAAACCAAGTCTTTCAACTGTAGCAACATCTGGTTCTTATAACGATTTATCAAACAAACCAACTATTCCAACAAACAATAATCAGTTATCAAATGG